GTAATGCTAATTTTGGATAGTGCTGCTGGTGGCGGTTCTTCTCCAACATTAGATATTAAGTTAACCGAATCAGATGAAACAGGTGGTACATACACCGATTTATCTGGTGCTACTTTTACTCAAGTAACTGGTTCTGCTTCAATGCAAACACTTGCAATCAATAAAGATTCAAGCAAGCGTTTCATTAAGATTGTGCAAACAATCGGCGGATCATCCCCAACATTTACTTTTAGTATCAATTTAATTGGTCTTAAAAAGTACGGTTAAATATATAGCCCTCAAACGAGGGCTTTTTTTTTCTTATGGCATTTACTGAGAATTTAGATACATTCTTGGCTGATTTTGGAAATGCTGTTGTTAGTAGTGGTGTTTCTTATAAAGGCATATTAGAGCAACCTGACGAGATAGTTGCTGATGGATTAGTTATGTCTACTGATTATGAATTAACTGCTAAAACAAGTGAGCTTGGATCATTAGTATTTGACGATATTATTTCTGTTGATGGTACAAACTATAAAGTAAGGCAAGCTCGAAAAATAGATGATGGTAAATTTTGTATAGTCTCTCTTAACAAGCAATAAACATGGCAAGTAAAAGAGAACAAATCATAGCAGCATTAAAAACAACTTTAGCAGGTACTACAGGAGTATCTACTCGGATCTATAGATCACGAATAGAACCCATAACAAATGGAGAATCCCCTGCAATTGTTATAGAACCTGTTACTGATGAACCATCTATAAATAGTTCAAGTTATTTAAAAATAGATTGGACATTAAGAATAAGAATTGTTGTAATTGTTAGAGGCACTATTCCTGATAGTGTTGCTGATCCTACTGTAGAAAGTTTATTTGCGAAAGTACTAACCGATCCAACAGTTGGCGGTCTTGCAAAAGATATAAGACCAGCAACACAAACTTTTGAGGTATTAGAAGCAGATACCCCTGCTGGTTTAATAACTTGTGAGTTTGAGATTGACTATCGAACAGGTTATAACAGTTTAACAACATGATTTATAATAGAAGAGCAAGCCTACTAACCCTTATTGTTTAATATGAGTAATGAAATCCCAAATGAGGGTGGAACTTACATCCTTAACCCAAAAACTGGCAAGCGTAAGCTAGTTCAACAAACAAAACAAGCAGAACTCCCTAAAGAGGTAATTACAGATGGCACAACTGACAAGGAAGAGAGTAATTCTGATTGAAGCGGAAAGCTCATACGGAACTGACCCTACTCCAGCAGCTACAGACGTAGTTTTAGTAACTGATCTAAGTATTACACCACAATCAAGTGATGTTGTTAATAGAGATGTTGTTAGACCATACCTTGGTGCATCAGAACAGTTATTAGCAAACACAAGAGTTGAATGTACATTCTCGGTCGAATTTGCTGGATCTGGAGCAGCTGGTACAGCTCCAAGATACGGAAGTGCATTAAAAGCTTGTGGACTTAGTGAGACTGTTGCTAGTGGAACTTCTGTTACTTACGAACCGATTTCAGCTAACTTTTCATCCGTAACTATTCACTACAACATAGACGGTGTAAGGCATATCGTTACTGGCTGTCGAGGAAATGTTGCATTATCCGCAGAGGTGGGTGCTATCCCAACGCTCGATTTTACTTTTACTGGAATCTATAATGCCCCAACTGATACTGCTTTACCTTCTGTTACTTATGGTAACCAGGCAACTCCGTTAATCTTTAAAAATGGAAACACAACTAGTTTTCAACTTTTAAGTTACGCAGGTGCATTACAATCTTTAAGTTTTGATATGGGGAACTCTCTTGTTTATAGAGAACTCGTTGGAGGAACAAAAGAAGTACTTCTAACTGATAGAGCAGCAAGTGGATCAGTAACTATAGAAGCACCAACAATTGCACAGAAAGATTACTTTGCTGCTGCTTTAACAGACACTTCTCTTGGTAATATCCAAGTTACGCATGGAACTACTGCTGGTAATATCTGTAAGTTTTCAAGTGCAAAGGTTGATATTGGAGATGTGAACTATGGAGAAATGGATGGAGTAAATATGTTAGAAATTCCATATACATTAGTTCCAAGTTCAGCTAATGACGAGCTAACTTTTTTATACACTTGACTTCCTAGCTAAAGTATAGAAGTATATATATTATTTAGTCTTTATGGCATTTGTTCGTAAAAAAATTAAGGTCTATCCTTGGCCTGTTGAAGTTCAACGTCCTTCTGAAACAATCGCAGGGGAATTTGAAAAAACATCCTTCACAGGAAAATTTGCAAGATTATCAAGGACTGAACTTAATAAATTTGAAGACGAGGATGAGTATTCTGCTTTATCAAAAATATTAGTTGGATGGGAAGATGTTAATGAAGAAGATGGAACACCTATATCTTTCAGTAAAACTGTTTTAAAAGAATTTGCAGAAGATACAGATTTTGTTGCAGCAGTATTAGCAGCATTCAGAGCGTTCTATGCAAACGCACAAGTGGGAAACTAACTGATGCTGCCATATACTGGGCTTCGGGTGGCAAACAGATAATAGATAGTACCGAGGAAGATGCAAAAGCATTCGGTATAAAAATAGAGAAGCAACCAGAGGTAAGTACTGATTTTGAAGTATGGGAAGATAATTGGGAAATTGTTATGATGTTTTTAAGAATACAAACACAATGGAATATGTCCTTTGGAGGTGTAGTAGGATTAAAGTATGAGGTTTTATTGCTTGCTGGAGGTCTATTTGACCTTTACAATGTAGAAAACCGCCAAGAAATGTTAGAGGGTTTACAACTTATGGAATCTGTAGCTCTTCGTGAGATAAATAAGGAGAAGAAGAGTGGCTAAAAAGCTAGAGACTTTTACTATATCTATTGATTTAAAAGGGTTAAAAGATCTTACAGGTTTACAGCGACAATTAAAAAATTTAGAAAAAGTATCAAAACCTGTAGAGGGTAGTTTCAAGTTATTAACAAGAAGTATTAAAGATGTAAGTAAATTTACACCAAGAACAATAAGTCAATTTAAACAGAAAGAGAGAACATTAAAAGCATTAAGAGAAGAAGTTAAAGCAGGTGGTGTAGCTTTTAAAAGATTAGGAAGAGAAATAGAAGCCAATCGAAAGAAATTACAATCTTTTAATCAAACACAACCAAAAGGAGGATTCTTTGGAAGACTCAAGTCTTCCAAATTTGGGGTTGGAGGTAGAGCAGCACTTGGTGCAATGGCTGGTTCTATGGCAGGTAATTTTGGAGCTACAGGTCAAATGGCTCTGACAGGTGCTGCTTTAGGAGGCCCAGCAGGTGCTGTTGCAGGGGCTGCTGTTGGAGGTGCAATAGATACTGTAAAGGCAGCTAGTGCGGCTGCTAAATATGCTGCACAAATTGGTCGTTTAGAGATAGCTTTAAAAGGTGTAACTAAAACACAAAGAGATTTTTCAAAAGCACAAAAAGTAATATCAAGTGTTTCTAAAGAATTAAATGTTCCAATTGGTGCATCAACAAAACAATTCACTACTTTATCTGCCTCTGTTATTGGTGCTGGTGGAAATGTAGAAGATGCTGAGAAAGTTTTTAGAGGTGTTTCTGAGGCTATTAAGGCAACAGGTGGAGATGCTGAAGATGTGCAATCTGCGATTCGAGCGATGTCGCAGATTTTCGGTAAAGGTAAAGTATCAGCGGAAGAATTACAAGGTCAGCTCGGAGAAAGATTACCTGGAGCCGTGGTTAAATTTGCTACAGCAACAGGACGAACTTTACCTGAGTTGCAGAAAGACTTGAGAGATGGAACTGTTGGTCTTAATGATGTTATGAAGTTTGTTATCAAACTAAGTGATGATCATAGAGAAGCAGCTTTAAAAATGGCTGATAGTGGAATGGATGCAGGGCAAAAATTAACTGTTGCAATGCAACAACTACAATTACATCTTGGAAGAATCATGCAGCCTATAGGGGCATTCTTCCAGAGATTAGCAACATCAGTAGTTAATTCTATAAATAGAATTATTGAGAGTCTTGGAAGGCTATTTAATATTGGAACAGAAAATCAAAGAACAAACCTTGAAAATAAAGTTAAGGAAAGTAGTGATGCTTATACTATTGCTATTAGGCAGGGATTAGATAAAAGCACCGATCCAAGAGACAAAGCTAAATTTAACAGGATTAAGGGTAGAAGGGATATTGCTTTATCTAATATGCAAGATTTTTATGCTGCAAACCCATCTGAGAGTGGTACTGCTGAAAGTAATTTTGATGATCCTATATCACAAGATAAAATAAATGAGAAACTTGCAAAACGTCAGTTACAGCTAGGGCTTATAACTCAGGAAAAATTTGATGCTTTAGAAATAGATAGAGAAGCAAGAGCAATTAGAGATGAAATGATAGAGATTCAAGGTCCAGAATTTAAAATGACACTTGATGAGATAAAAGCAAAGTTAATTGAAAATAAAAATGAGACATACAATTTTAAAGAAGAATTTAAAAAAATTGCAGAATCCGCAATGGATTTAAACTCACAGATTGGGGAACTTGCTGTTAATTCTATAAATAAACTTGCAGATGGTTTTGTAGAACTTGCAATGACAGGAAAAGCTAGTTTTGGCGAGTTGGCAAGATCAATATTAGCTGATTTACAAAGAATGATTTTGAAAGCTTTGTTTTTCAAAACTTTATTTGCAGTAGCACCTGGATTAGAAAAATTCTTAGGTTTTGAAAAAGGCGGTGTAGTTGAGAAGAATGCTAAAGGAAATGTTTTTGCTCAAAATAAAGTCGTACCCTACAAAATTGGGGGTATAGTTGATCGTCCAACCATTTTTCCAATGGCAAATGGGGCAGGGTTAATGGGAGAAGCTGGGCCAGAAGCTATCATGCCTCTAAAACGTGGACGAAATGGAAAACTTGGAGTAGAAAGTTCTGGAGGAATTGGTAATATAAATGTTAATGTTGATGCTTCTGGATCAAATGTTCAATCAGACTCAACACAATCTGCTGAACTTGGAAAAATGTTAGGGATGGCAGTACAAGCAGAACTTATTAGACAAAAACGACCTGGAGGTTTATTAGGCTAATGGCTGAGACATTTCCATCTATAGAACCTGTTTATGGTGTAACAAAAGATATAAATCCTAATGTAACAAGGACAAAATTTCAAGATGGTTATGAACAGGTAATAAAATTTGGATTAAATATTAGTCCAAAAGTCTATAATCTTTCTTTTGAAAACATTACTGAGGCAGAAAGCGATACTATTGAGACTTTTCTTGACGCTCGTATTTCAGATGGAGATTATTTTAATTGGAAAGCACCTGATGAACCAACTACAAGTAAATATCGTGCATTGAATAGAAAAAAAACTATACCTTATCCAAACCTTGCAACTATTACAGTTACTTTTACAGAAATATTTGAACCTTAATGGCTACACCTGTATCTGACTTACAAAAGCCTAATGTAGATAATATTGTTGAGCTTTTTCAACTAGAACTCAACACTACTATGCATGGAGTATCGCAGACTTATTATTTTCATAATGGTGTTGGAACGCTTAATGATGCAAATTTAATATTTGCTAATAATGAATATACAAGAATGCCTATACAAGCAGATGGTTTTGAATTTAATGGTAAACAATTACCAAGACCTAATTTAAAAGTTTCAAATATTTTTGGGACTATAACAACTATTCTTTTAACTTTACCACAGGGATTAGAAGGAGCAAAAGTAACAAGAATAAGAACTCTAAGAAGATATATTGATGATATAAATTTTGAGGGTGGTGATATCTTATTGGAAGATAGTTCTTTGTTATTACAAGAAGATAATAATTTTGTTGATTTAGAATCAGGTCAAAACCCATTTGGAACTGCTGATTCTACTGCTACTTTTCCTGATGAAGTATTTTTCATAGATCGTAAGTCAGCAGAAAATAGAGCAGAAGTTGTATTTGAACTTGCTGCAAGTTTTGATTTAGACGGAGTAAGATTACCAAAACGTCAAGTCTTACCTGATGATTTTCCAGGTGTAGGGACATTCTTCTAATGTGGCAAAATGAAGCACTACAACACGCAATAGAAAGCAAACCAAAAGAATCATGTGGTTTGTTAATAATTAAAAAAGGGAAAGAAGTATATTTTCCTTGTGATAATTTAGCTACAAATCCTAATGATCAATTCATATTGTCACCCGAAGATTGGATAGAAGCAGAAGATCAAGGGGAGGTAATTGCTGTTGTACATAGTCATCCTATTACAAGTGCAAAACCAAGTGAAGCAGACAGAGTTGCGTGTGAAAAATCAAATTTAAAATGGTGGATAATACAGCCAGAATTTAAAGATTGGCAATATTGTGAGCCATGTGGCTATAAAGCACCTTTGATCGGTAGGCAATGGGTTTGGGGTGTTACTGATTGTTGGAGTTTATGTAGAGATTGGTACAAAGAAGAGTTAGGTATAGAGTTAAAAGATTGGGTAAGGCCAAACGATCCAGATGAATTTATAAAAAATCCTATGTTTAATAATTGTTTTGAAGATACAGGCTTTAGAGAATTGTTACCAGAAGAAGATTTAGAGTATGGAGATTTATTATTAATGTCTATTAGTAGTAGCGGATTAAATCATATTGGTGTTTACTTAGGACAGCAAACAGTTTTGCATCATTTACAAAATAGATTATCTAGTCGTGATTTATTAGATGAATGGTTGCTAAAATGTACAGGTAAAAGGATTCGTTATGCTAAGAAAAATTAAGCTATACGGAGAACTCGCAAAGTTTTTAGGTCAAAAGACTTTTGAAGCTGAAGTTCATAATGCTGCACAAGCTATAAGATTTTTAGTGGTTAACTTTCCGCAGTTAGAAAGTCATATGTCTGATAATTATTACAAAATAATTGTTGATGATTGGCAATTAAATGATAAAGAATTGCATTACCCAACTGGACAAAATGATATAAAGATAGTGCCTGTTGTTGGTGGTGCTGGTGGTGGTGCTGGAAGACAAATATTATTTGGAGCAGCATTGATTGGAATAAGTTTTATGTTCCCTGGTGCTGGGATGTTTGGAACAGTTGGTTTAGGAGGTAGTGGGGTTGCTGGTGCTGGATATTCTGGGCTAGCTGTAGCAGGTGGTTTTTTAACAAAGGTAGGAACATTAACATCAATAATGGGTGCTTCTATGATTTTAAATGGAATATCTACCATGCTTACACCTGTAGAAACTATTCCAGAAGAAAATCAAGATCCTAGAAAATCATTTAATTTTAGTGGTATTCAAAACACCTCAAAAGCTGGTGTTGCAGTCCCTGTTTCTTATGGTCGTATAATGTGCGGATCTGTGGTTATATCTGCAAATCTTGAAAATGAACAGGTAGAAGCATGAGCAAAATTATTGGATCTGGCGGTGGAGGTGGAAAAGGAGGTGGAGGTGGAGGTGGTAGTCCACATGAGGCAAAAGATAATCTTGATTCAAAAGCTTTTGCTAGAGTTCTTGATCTGATTGGAGAAGGAGAAATTGGTGGATTAGTAGATGGTGCTAAATCAATATTCCTTAATAACACACCTCTGCAAGCTGCTGATGGTTCTTTCAATTTTAAAGATGTAGCTTTTGAAGTCAGGAATGGCACATCAAACCAAACAACAATTCCAATTACTAGAGATGTTGCAAATACATTACCTACAGGATTTTCTGTAGTAGAGCAAGGTTCTCCAAAAATTATACAAATAACAGATTCAGATGTTGATGCTGTTTCTATTCAAATAACAGTTCCACAGTTACAAAAATTTAGTGACGAGGGAGATATATTTGGTACATCTATTGAATTATCTATAAGTGTTCAGTACTCAGGTGGTGGTTATACAACTGTTATTTCTGGAAATAATGGAACTATTTCTGGAAGAACACCTGATACTTATATAAGAGATTATTTAATTAATTTAAGTGGTGCTTTTCCTGTAAATATAAAAGTCACAAGAATAACAGCAAATAGTTCTAGTAGTAAATTAGTAAATGCTTTTCAATTTAATAATTATGTAGAAATCAAATATGATCAAAGGACTTATCCAAATACAGCACTTGTTGGTCTAAAAGTAGATGCTGAACAGTTCAGTTCTATACCAAGTAGAAAATATTTAATAAATGGTATAAAAGTAAAAATTCCTCACAATGCAACTGTTAATACTGATGGTAGCTTGTCTTACACAGGAACATTTAATGGAACATTAGGTGCTGCACAATTTACAAACGATCCAGCTTGGTGTTTATATGATTTACTTACTAGCTCTAGATACGGGCTAGGTTCACATTTAGCTGAATCTGACCTTGATAAATTTAGTTTTTATCAAGCTTCTGTTTATTGTTCTGCACAAGTTGATGATGGGACAGGAACAGGTAATACAGAGCCTAGATTTAGTTGTAATGTGACTATAAATAGTCAAAGAGAAGCATACAATGTAATAAATCAAATGTGTTCCGTATTTAGATCCATGCCATATTGGAGTGCAGGGTCTTTAACAATCACACAAGATTCCCCAAAAGATTCGAGTTACTTATTCTCTTTAGCAAATGTATTAGAGCCTGGTTTTAGTTATTCAAATGTAAGTCAAAAAGCAAGACCTACAGTTGTAATTGCAAAATATTTAGATTTAGAGCTTAGAGATATAAATTATGTTGAGCAAATTGATACTGCAAACCAAGCAAGGTACGGCTCAGTTATTAAAAATATTGATGCATTTGCTACAACATCAAGGGGTCAAGCTTCTCGTTTAGCAAAGTGGATGCTTTACATGAGTAATGTAGAGCGAAGTGTTGTGACATTTAGTTGCGGTATAGAAGCTGGGGTTGTTGTACGTCCTGGTCAAATTATAGAAATAGCAGATCCTTTAAAATCTGGAGAAAGAAGAGGTGGAAGAGTCGTATCAGCAACAACTAATTCCGTAACAATAGACAGTTTATTTGCAAAAACTGAGAGTGGATCTGACGTTAACCTAGTCTTTGAAGCTAATTCAACATTAAGTTGTGTTTTGCCAGATGGCTCTGTAGAGACAGTTACAGTATCAGGATTATCAAATAATGTATTTAGTTTAGGTCAGCATTTTAGTGCTGCTCCTAACTCAAATAGTGTTTGGGTTTATCAAACTTTTAGCAATGTTACTGGAATAGCTACAAGCACTTGGCGAGTATTATCTGTTGAAGAAAAAGACAGAACTTTTTATTCAATTACAGCAAGCGAATATAACTCAGGTAAATATAATCATATTGAAAGTGGTATAAGTTTACCTGTTAGAGATATTACAAATTTAGATGTTCCCCCTGCATCTCCAACAGGAATTACAGGAGAAGAAGTTATTTATGAAAATACTGGTATTGCAAGAGTTAAAATCATTGTTAGTTGGACAAGTACTTCTGATACTGCATATATAAGATATAGGCTTGAAAATGGTAACTATACATCAAGAACTGTTGAGAATTCAAAAAGCTATGAAATATTAGATACTATTTCTGGTAATTATGAAATAGAAGTTTTTAGCGTTAGTTCATCAGGATTAAGATCAATTCAACCAGCAAGACTTGTTACAGGTGGTGGAAACTTCTTTGTAGCAAATGGTAAAACTGCTGCCCCTGCAAATGTAAGTGGAGTTACTTTATTGCCTATAGATCAATCAAGTGCAATATTAAGTTGGAATCGTGCCTCAGAACTTGACGTTTTGCTAGGTGGAAAGACCCTGATCAGGCATTCAAGTAAAACAACAGGAGCTCAATGGAAAGATGCACAAAATATAGTTGTAGCTGCTGCTGGTAACCAAACACAAAAAATTGTTCCCTTACTTGCAGGAACTTATTTAATTAAATTTGAGGACGATGGCGGAAGGGAATCAGCATCACCTGGTTCACAAGACTCTGATTGGAATAACACAAGAGTTACAACAAACTTACCAGCACCATCTGAAAGACTAGCAGTTGGATCAATTGATGAGCATACACCAAACTTTACAGGTTCTAAGACTAATACAGTATATGATGCAAGTCTTGATGCCTTAAAACTTACTGTTACTAATAATGCAACAGCAACTTCTGGGGAATACTCTTTTGCAAATTCAATAGATCTAACACAAGCTTATGACGTAAACCTTAAAAAAGTTTTAGAAGCTTCAAGTTTTAACGCAGATAATTTATGGGATGACAGAACTGATTTGATTGATAGTTGGGGATATATTGATGCGGTTGGAGGGTCAACAGAAGCTACAAAATGTAATGCTGCTGTTTATGTAAGATCAACAAATGATAATCCTTCTGGTTCTCCAACCTGGAGTGCTTATAAAGAATTTAGTAATGTATTAATCACAGGAAGAGCATTTCAATTTAAAGCAATATTAACAAGTAATGACACAAACCAAAATATAGCTGTTACTAAATTAGGGGCTACACTAGAATTACAAGGAAGAGTAGAAAGTATTTCGACACCTGTGACTACAGGATCTTCTCAATATACTATTTCTTTTGCAAATCCATTTAAACAAACGCCAACTGTAGTAGTGACTCCAACAAATCAACAATCTGGAGATTTCCACGAACTTGCTAATATTAGTAGGACAGGTTTTCAAGTCACTTTCAAAAATGGTAGTTCAGCAGTTGCAAGGTCATTTGTATGGGCTGCATCAGGTTTTGGTAAGGAGGTCACATAATGAGTAATACAGCAGATTATAATCTAGCTAACCAAGTAGGTTCTAGTTTTAGAACTGAATTAAATCTTGCTTTAGGAGATATTCAATCTTTAAATAGTGGATCATCAGATCCTACAACTACTGTTGCGTACAAAATATGGGCTGATACTTCAACAAATTTATTAAAAATAAGAAATAGTTCAAATAATGGTTGGTTAACTTTAGGTGATCTTACAGATGCAAATAATCTTGGACTTGCAACAAAAGCATCACCCACTTTAACAGGAGATGTTACTCTTTCTACTGGCAGTTTAATAATGAGTGGTGCTGGTAAAAAATTAAAATTACCTGTTGCTACGACAACACAAAGAGATGCTCTAACAGCCGCTACAGGCGATGTATTATTTAACTCAAGTACAACATCATTTCAAGGATATAATGGATCAGCATGGGGAGAACTTGCTGCTGGAGTACCAGTTGGTACTATTCTAACTTTTGCTGCTAATAACCCTCCTTCTGGATTTTTAGAATGTAATGGTGCTGCTATTAGTAGATCAACTTATGCAACTTTATTTGGAATTGTATCAACAACTTATGGGGTAGGAGATGGTTCTTCAACTTTTGCTTTACCAGATTTAAGAGGTCAATTTGTAAGAGGTTGGGATAATAGTGCTGGAGTTGATAGTGGTAGAAGTTTTGCATCATCACAAACCGACCAAAACAAAAACCACACTCATACAACAGATTCTCAAAGCTTAACTGGTAGTGTCTCACATTTGTCAGGCTCTCTTGCAAATAATCCAGGAAGTGCAAGTGGAATTATCACAAAACTTTCTCCAGCATCAGCGGTTGGTGCAAGGAGTTCTGGTTCAGCAAATGCGTCAGGAATAAGTATTGACGCAACTCACTCTCATACAATATCAAGTAGTGGTGGCGGTACTGAAGCAAGACCTAAAAATATAGCTCTTATGTATGTAATTAAATTTTAAATTATGACAAACCGCAAAATATCACAATTCACAGAACTTACTGCACCAGCAAGTACAGATACTTTACCAATATTAGATCAAAGTGCTACTGGTGCGGAGATAAACAAAAAGATAAGTTATGCAAATTTATTAAGCAAAGCACCTGACGGATCGGCTGGTAGCCCTGCATTTAGTTTCAATTCAGATAATAACTCAGGCATAGCTGGAGGATCAGATACTTTATCCTTAATAACAGGTGGAGTAGTTCGTTTATTAATTAATGCTGCTGGTGCGGTTAGTATTCCTGGTAATTTAACTGTTGATGGTACAACGACCACAATCAATACTGCTACCCTCGATGTCGAAGACAAAAACATTACTCTCGGTAAAGTATCAACTCCTACTGATACAACTGCTGATGGAGGTGGATTAACCCTAAAGGGAGCTACAGATAAAACATTTAACTGGATAGATGCCACAGATTCTTGGACAAGTAGTGAACACCTTTCTGTTTCTGCTCAAAAAGAAATTAGATATTTAGATTCTGATTCATCACATTATGTTGGTTTTAAATCTCCAGCTACAGTTGCATCAAATGTTGTTTGGACATTACCTTCTGCTGACTCATCTGTAAGTGGTTATGTCTTAGCTAGTAATGCTTCTGGAGTTCTTAGTTGGGTAGCACCTGGACAAAGTGCTAGTCCTGATTTCACAGGCTCTTTAACACTTACTGATGATGGAAATATAAGAGGATTTGCTTCTACCCATGCTACATATACTGGATCTGTAAAAACATTTACTGTTACTGTCGCAAGTAAAACAGCAGCACATAGATACAACGGAAGTGGTTCTGGTAATGGATATGTGATAGATGGCAAACAAGCACCATTTTTAACTCTTACACCTGGTAGAACTTATAAATTTGATCTATCTGATAATAGTAATTCTAGTCATCCTTTACGTTTTTATCAAGAATCAGATAAGACAACAGCATATACAACTGGAGTTACAGTAAGTGGAACAGCAGGGCAAAGTGGTGCATATGTTCAGATTGTCATAGCAGATAATACTCCAATGGTGCTTCATTATCAATGCTCAAGCCATTCGTTGATGGGGAACTCTGTTCAAACAAACTCAGCTACAGCTACAGGAACTTTGTTATCAAGTTTAACTGTAAGTGGAAATTTAAGTGTAAGTGGAAATATTTTGATGACAGGTACAGGTGCTATTGATGTTGCTTCTGGTACGACTGCTCAAAGACCAGCCTCTCCCTCTGGAGGATTTTTCAGATTCAATAGTGAAACATCAGAATTTGAAGGCTATGACGGAAGTGCTTGGGGTGAGATTGGTGGTTCAACTGGAACTACTGGTAATGCAGATTTATTAGATATTGCCTCATCTTCTGGAACAGGTGGAGGTTCAGCTACATTTAACGGATCTGCTTATAGATTTAAGTTGGTTACTAAGGGAACAAGCACAGCAGTAACACCAACTAATGCAGAAATCTTACGAGTCTCAATCAATGGTGTAATGCAACAACCCAATGATGGGTCTGGACAGGGAGATATGACAGACGGATATGTTGTTAGTGGTACTGATATTATTTTTGACTCTGCTCCTCCTAGTGGTGCTACATATTTCATTATCAATATGGGAGTTCAAATTGCTATAGGCAACGCAACGACTAATACTATTGCTGATGAAAGTTCTGATACTACCTGTTTCCCATTGTTTGCTACTGCTGCAACAGGAGACTTGGGATTAAAATCAGGATCTAATCTTACATTTAATGCAGCAACAGGATTATTAGCAGCAACTATATTTAGTGGGTCAGGTGCAAGCTTAACAAATTTACCTTCTTCTGCTTTAACTGGATCATTACCAGCTATTGATGGATCTGCATTAACTGGAGTTTCATCACAAAAAGCAGATGGTTGCGTTACAGAAAACTCGCTAACAATTTCAAATAATTATACTATGACCACAAACAAGTCAGGAATAAGTGCAGGGGATATAATAGTAGCAAGTGGGGTAACAGTTACCATTCCGTCAGGTTCACGTTATGTTATTGTCTAGGGGGTAAATTATGCCAATAGTATTAAACGGATCAGGAACAGTAACAGGAATAAGCGCAGGTGGATTGCCTGATGGAATAATACAAGCTGCTGATTTAGCATCAGGTGTTGGAGGTAAAATTCTTCAAGTTATACAAACAGTTAAGAAAGATAAAACAACTATACAATCAGCATCTTTAACTGACATTACAGGTATGAGTGTTACTATTACACCTAGTTCAGCTTCTAGTAAAGTTCTAATTAGATATTCTCTTAGTGTTTTTACCACTTCAAATGGTCAATATTGGGCAATGCGTTTAGTAAGAGGTAGTGACAGCACAATTTTTATTGGAGATCAAGGAAGTAATTCAAATCAAACTAGGAGTTCTTTTGGTAGTTATATGTCATCTTATGTTGATGGAAGGAATATAACTCAAGAACTTTTAGATTCTCCAAACACAACGTCTGCAACAACTTATAAATTACAAGCACATACTCCATATTCTGCTAGTTACACCATTGGTATTAATAATTCTCCACAGAATGATAATTACTCTTACATGTCAACTATGGTGTCAACAATAACAGCTATGGAGGTGGCAGCATGAGCCAGATTAAGTTATTACATAGCGGTGGTAATGGAGTTATATTAGCTGCACCAAGTTCTAACCCTGCATCTGATCGTACCCTTACATTACCTGGTGATGCTGATGGAACGATCCTTACTTCTAACTCAAGTACAGGTAAAATTCTTCAAGTTTTACAGGGCGGTACGAATGTTGCAGCTTCTCAAAGTGTTGCTTCACAGGCAACTTGGGATGTAGGAGTTGAAGTTTCTATAACACCTGCAAATGCTTCTAATAAAATTTTATTACAGGGTACTTTTTCTGGGTGTACAAGTAATGCAATAAATAACTTTAATATTATTTTACAAAAGAAAACAGGTTCGGGATCTTTTGCAAATATAACAGCAGCTAATGGCGCAGCAGATGGTAATAAAACTTCAGTTCTTTCTTCTACTTTTCAAGATAATCTTTATACAAATTTTACAGTAGCTTATAGTTATTTAGATACTGCTGGTAGTACTGATGCGTTGAGTTATCGACTTGTATATTACAACACAAGTAGTAATACTAGAACTATTTATAGAAATAGAGCAAGTAACGAAGCTAATGATTATTCAAGTGTTAGAGGCGGTTCTTGGATTCAAGCAATGGAGGTGGCAGCATGAGTAGGTTAGTAACCAACGCAATACGATCCGTTTCTGCTTCAGCAGATGCCATAACAATGGATGGATCAGGAAATGCAACTTTTCCAAACAATGTAACTTGCTCTGGTACAGCAACAGGATTTGGTGGTGGTAAACTTCTTCAAGTAAAGCAATCAGTTAAAACTGATACTGCAAGTTGGACAGGTACTTCTTTTGTAGATATTGCTGGAACGGATGAAACAGGTGCTGGATCTATTTGGGAAGTAAACATAACTCCAACAGCAGCTAATAGTAAAATTTTGGTTGAATTTAGTGCAGCAATGGGTTCTAATCTCGGAGTTATGATGACAGTAAGATTAGTTAGAGAAATACAAGATGCAAATCCTACATATCCAGCTTTAGGTCATTCTAGTGGAAGCAGACCAAGAGTAACAAGACAAGTTCGTGACGATCAAACAGGCATGAAAGTTCATGCTATACATCAATCACATTTTAGTTTTTTAGATACACCAAGTTACACATTAGGAAATAAAATTACATATCATTTAGAAGGTATGGGCTACGATTCAAGTGAAACAGTTTATATTAATAGGTCTGGAAGTTTACAAAATAATGCAACTTATGATGCAAATGGTATTTCAACAATAACAGCAATGGAGGTAGGAGCATAATGGGATTAACTAAAGCTCAAGCTGCTGGACTTGCTGATACTTCTGTTAGTGCAGGGAGTTATGGTTCGGCTACTGCAATACCAGCTATTACTGTTGATGCACAGGGTAGGATAACGGCTGCATCTACAAATGCAATATCGGCTGGTGGTGAAACTGATGGTATATTTCAAAATCCTGTAGCAGCAGCAGGGAATATTACGATTGGTAATAATAAAAATGGTTTAGCTGCTGGCCCTTTTTCAATGGCAACCTATACTTTAACTATACCCTCTGGATCGGTGTTCACTATAGTCTAATGCCAGTATCAATCAACGGAAACACAGGAGTAATTACAGGGATCGCAGTAGGAGGTTTACCTGATGGAATTGTCGATGGAGATATGTTAGCTAGTGGAGTTGGTGGTAAAATTATAAAATATAAACAAGTAGTTAAAACTGACACTTTTACGTCTTCTTCAAACGGAACAGATATACCTGGTTTAAGTGTAACTATGGATGCACCAGCTTCCTCAAGCAGTAAATATTTAATTTTTGCAAACGTACCACATATGGGAAGTAATTATGGTGGAGGTATAAGATTAAATGGTACAACAAGTGGAGTAATACTTCAGCCTACAAGCTATGGTTCAAGAACTCCTGTATCTGGTAGTGAAGCGTATGAATCTAGAAACGATGTAAATAAAATGGATGCTCTTTGTTTTTTAGATTCTCCAAGTTCTGCTTCTGCTCAAACTTATAAAGTTCAAGTATCAGTAGGCAGTAATGGCCCAACTATTAAAATTAATAGATTAAATGTTGATTCTGATAGTGGTTCATATAGTAGAGGCTGTGCAACACTTACAGTTATGGAGGTATCGGCATGACAGGAAAAATTAAGCTCGTACATTCTGGTGGTAATTCTGTTTCAGTAGCCGTACCAACAAACGCACCTTCCGCTAGTGAAGTTGAATTTAAGCTACCGCAATCTGACGGGTCATCAGGGCAAGCTCTTGTTACGGATGCCTCTGGAAATTTATCGTTTGCATCTGTAGCTGGTGGCAAACTTCTTCAAGTTGTTTCAACTAATAAAACTGATACTTTTTCAGCAAGCATAGGTAAACAATCATTTAGTGGTGCAGCTATAAGTGTTTCTATAACCCCTGCAAATTCTTCTAATAAAATACTTTTAATTGCAAAATTAACGATAGGACTTGAATCTGACAATGATATTGGTTTTGCTTTTTTTAAGGCAGGGTCAGTTATAACTGGAGCTACAGCAGATGCAAGTGGAAGTGCTGCTAGAATACACGCACAAACATTTAGTACAGGTTATGAACAGCAACATAATGTAATGGGTCTTTATTTAGATACAGCAGGTGGAACAAGTCAGATTACATATGACTGTAGATTAAGACATGGTAATAACAGTACATCAGGTCACACAGTTTATTTAAATAGAGATCATGGTGGTGGTACTGGCGATATGGAACAAAACTCAATGTCGAGTCTTGTAGCAATGGAGGTGGCAGCTTAATGACCATCTTATATAATTAAGGAAAAACTATTATGGCCTTAGATCACGAAGCTATTTACGAAGCTTACAAATCAGAAGCAAAACCTGTTGTTTCTATAGATGATTCTGCTGGAGCATTTGATGCTGATGGTAATTCAGTAACACTAGACGATGCAAAGGTAGCAGCAGCCCGAAAATCCTTAGATGATGCAGCAGCAGCGATTCTTTACAAGACTCAAAGAACAGGTCAAGCTGGTACAACAGATACTATATATGCTTCTTATGGTGACCAATTGGACATGCAGTATAAAGACGCTGTTAATGGTACGACTACTTGGAAAGATCACGTTGCAGCAGTAAAAGCTAAGTATCCAAAACCATAAATTATGACCAGCAGATTAATTGTTAATCAAATTAGGCATACAGGTGCTTCTGCTGATGCAATTACTATGGACGCATCTGGGAATGTCACGTTTCCAGCCAATGCAACGTGTTCTGGAACGGCAAGTGGTTT